TTAATCATATCAATTAAATACCAAATCATAGAAATACATAAAGTTACAACTATAGTTATAGCGGAACCCATTGCAGTGTTATAAAGAAAGGCTTTTCTTCTCCGCATTTGTTGATAAACTTCTTTCTCTCTTTTAGCTTTTATTGCTCTACGTTGATGTATAAATTCCTTATATCCTCGTATCCCCAAATGGTTTAAGGCACCAACATAGAACATACTTTTAATCTCTGCCTCCTGTTCTTCAATTTTTCTTTTGGCTACTAATGAATCAAAGGCTTCGGCTGTTGCTGATTTGTTATATACAATTTTTTTAAATATAGAGGGTTTAGCCTCTTCTTGTGACATAAACTCTTGTAAGTCAGAGATATGCCCTGCCCATTTAGATAAAGATTGATAAACTGCATCAGCTTCATCTGCGGCTTTCGCAACTCGTTTTACTACAGTAAAAGCAGTGTTTGCCGCCGCTAATATAGTAAGTGGGTCCATTACTTAGTAACAAGACTTAACAACATTATAAAAATTGCACCAAAAGAACCAATTAAAATCATTTCTATTCTTTTGATTCTTGCGAGAATAGCTAAATATCTTTCTTCACAAACCGCCTCATGAATTGAAACTCTGGTATCTAAATTTTTATCTGTACTCATAAGTGTAAACCTGTTACTTCCTGATTTTGCCCTAAATAACCTTTTAAAAATGTATTAAAAGACAAACTTACTCTCTCTGTTTTTGAAGTTACACTTTCAACCATATGTTCTAAACTTGATGGAAACAAAACTAAAGAATTATTTTTAAGATTAAAAAACCATGACGTTGAGTTATATAAATTATATTCAGAAGCCTCAATTTTTAATTGTTTATATATATCATTAAAAAAAGTTATTTTATCTTCTTGTTCATTTACATCTATATAGTAAACACCAGAAATAAAACTATTAGGGTGGCTATGTTTGTGATGATATTGATTTTTTTTAGTATAGTTACACCAGCTTTGAGTTAAATATAATTTAACTTTGTTTTTTGGTTTATAAATTTCTTCAAAATACAAATTAATATTATTTATAATCCAATTTTTTAAAAATTTTAATTCTTTATTTTCCAAAACATTTGTATCCAAACTTATTTCATTCCCAACATTTTTACCTCTTTTTAACTTTATTAAATATTTTTTTTGCAACTCTGTAATACCAGAATTATTTTCAAACCAAGCTACAGGAGTTGGGAAAATATTTTTTATATTCACGGTCTTAAATTATAAGTTTTTGTATTTAACATTTTAAGTTTTTACCCATCCTTTTGTGTTGTCTGCTTGATAAACACTTTCATCCCACTTGTAAAAACCCTCCGGTCTTTCTATTGGCGGCACCCAACAACAAGTGCTTTCATCTAATGTCCAACTTGAAAAAGGTTGATCTTGCATAAAAGCATCACGAATTGGATCATAGTATGTAACACCAATAACGGCTGTGTTTTTCCTAATACTTCCATCTTTTTTAAATTGTTTCCATCGGTTGTCTTTGCCTGTAAATTCAGAAATCCAATTAGCACATAAACTTTCATTTTCTGAACCATCAAAAATTAACCGGCTATCTTCAATTTTAATTTTTCCAATTACTCTATTGTTTTCATCTAAATGTGCAAATAAAGCCATAGTTTTAATCCCACGCAATTCTGCCAGCAGCAGTAAACGAATAAATGTAATAATCCCCACTAGTTGAGGCTGTAACAGTAGCAGAACTAGCTTCAGTTTTTGATCTAATAATTACTATTCCATCTCCTCCGGTACCAGCGTCATTATTAGGATGTATACCTGCACCTCCAGACCCAGTAGCTGTATGAGCATTTAAAGAATTAGCCACTCCATTAAGTGTGTTTCCATACCCACCTCCACCTCCAGAACCTGTATTGCCTAGTAAAGGACTGCTACAGCCAGCACCACCACCGGCTCTTGTTACAGCAGAACCTGTGATAGAACTTGATAAACCGGCACCACCGGCAATATTACTGGCTCTCTTAGTGGGATTATCGGCTAGTGCATCAAAAGTGCTTGGAGGACTAGCACCGGCTCCTCCACCTCCTCCAGAAGCATATGGACCGGATTTACGTCCTTGACCTCCATTTGTACCTTGAGTAGGAGTCCTAGCAAAACCACCAAAAGCAAAAGTTTCAGAAGCCGTTGTCGCACCAGCACCATACGTTTGTCCACCACCTCCAGAGCCACCATCTGATCCAGAATTTCCTCTGTCACCAGCATCTGCACCACCATGTCGGTTAGTGCTACTCATAATAATTTCATCGCCAGTACCATCAATATCATTACCGGCTCCTCCGCCACCACCGAATGAAGTTATAGTTGTTATACCGGCGGCAGAAATAAAACTATCTCCTCCTAGTTCTCCTCTGTCTCTGGGACTATAGCCGCCAACTTGACCACCCCTACCACCATCCCCAATACTTATTTCATATGACACTCCACTTAAAAGTGACAACTGTGCTTCTGCATTTCCACCTCCACCTGTATTTTCTCCAGGGACAGAACATCTATAGCCTCCGGCTCCTCCACCTGCTCCAACGTGAGAACCGCCTCCTCCACCTCCAGCTATTATTAAATACTCAATACCATCGCCAGATGAAATTTGAAAATTAGATAAAAGAAGTTGATGTATTCCTGTCATTTTTTTACTCCACGTTACCAGTAATAAAGCATCCATTTGTTGATGCGAATAAAACTGTTGCGACACCATTAAAACCTAGAGAAATTACAGCAGTTGCAGATTCTCCTCCTGCCACAAAAGCAGTAGCCGCCGCAGAAATAGTTGTTGTTGATGCCGCTGTTTTACCCCCATATGGAGTATTGACTAATGTAAATACATCTCCGGCAGTAAATACTCCTGATGGAATGGTTAAGTTTTGAACTGATGCCGCCGTTCCTGTCATTAAGATAAAATTGCCTACGTCCAATGCTGAAGCTGTTGCCGCATCCGTCACCCCTGCTCCAAAAGTTCTTGAAGGTGGTACAGTTCTCAAATTACCATCAACGTCATTTACTGTATTAGCAGTTAAACTTGCTGAGACTGTTACAGAATCGCCAAATGATTTATTGGTTAACTCGGCTGTCCCTGCTAATGAAACATCTCCAGTATCACCTTTTGCCGCTAAAGTTAACCACGCACTACTATTTGAAGTGCCTCTGTTTAAATTACCTGCGAACTGTGAAATAAAACTTGAACCATCATTACTGACCACATCATTTATTGCGTAAGTAGTTGCAGATGTGTACTCTCCTCGTGGAGTAAATCCGACTGCGGCAGGTGTACTAGCATTTTGAAAACTACTTACCAAAGCAACTAGACCAGATGCAGATGCACTAGCATTAATTTTATCTAAACTCGCTAAGTTTACTGGGGCTTCAAATGCTTTTAAAGTTTTTTGTGAACTTACTGTTTGTGTTAACAATGTTTGTTCTGCACTAGAAGAAGAATCAAAATATGAAAGCGTAAATGATAAATTTCCACTAGTCGGATTATTTATTAATAACGAATGTAAAGATGCTTCTTGGGTTGCAGGACAAGTCAGCAAAGTTGTGGATGCCGTTCCTATCGCTAATGGTGTGCCTACTAAAGCCATGATTATTTCTCCTAATTAACTACCGAAAACCAAAGCCATAGCGACCGCCTGAGTTGCCGCTTCACCTTTGGGTTCATATACAGCATCAGAAAGTGTACTAATGTTTGCTGTTGTTAGAATTACTGCACCTGTTTGAGCAGTAGCTGTTGATATTGCAAAACTTGTAACTGCTGTACCTACATCAAAAGCGGCTCGATTAAAGTTTGACCCATCAAACACACGAAGTGTTGAATTACTGGTGTTGTAATACAACGCACCAGTTTGTAGAGCATCACCATCATTATCCGTACTAGGATCGCTCGATTTACTTCCTAGGTAAACGTCCGTAAATTCATCTAATGAATTGGCAGATGAAGTAGCAAACGCTGATGCTGACTGACTATGAGTTAATGCTACTGTTTCTGAACTTGCCGCCGCTAGCC